TTTTGATCAATTGCGCTTCCTAGATCTTCCCAATAAAGATCCTTAGTTTGATTTTTGATGCTGATCGATCCTTTTTTGACGTGTCCTATTGAAAGCGTATAGGTATCGTTAGGCGCAAGAGTCACTAAAACGTGACCTCTATGCTTCATACCTCTTGCATAAAACAGCAATCCACCTAGATAGGTCTCTCCCACATTACTAATCTGGTTCTCACTCACTGATTGATGCATGCTTGCCCCCCACGAGGCACGCATGGGCCAATCGGTAGTGGCATTAATTTGTTTTTGTATTGTTTTTGCTAGTTCCACTTGTTTGACTCCTTTGTTTTACTTTCTACTGCCGTCATTGACACTTGTCAACTCTTAGATCGTAGAAAGTTTATTATTTTGTCTCCGCTCGCCTTGTTGAACTCTTTTCCTAATAATGACGGGTTAATAAAGATCTCTTGATTTTCTATTGTTACATAGTCAGAGTTTATATGACTAGTACCGCCCATGCTTTCCTTAACCATGTGACCATTTTTGTCACAAACGTCAACAATAAGAGCAAAGCCTACTCTTCTAAAGAACTCACCTGAAAATACCCTAGCTAAAACTTGAGGTGACAAATATTGTCCTGACTTTTTGAGGTTCACTGATATTTGAGCGCAATAACTACGATCATAATCGGGTTTAGTGACATCTAATCTCATGTTGACGTTAGCTTGATATCCGTTATTTTCTATTAAGTTAACAATGGCCCATGTTACTGCACCATAATGATTGAAGTCGTCTAGTTTTATCCTCCACGGAGCCGAGAACCTACAGTTAAGGGTTACGACTTTCCCGTAGCTATTTGATCTAACCGACTTACTGAATGGTTTGATATCCCATTGCCTGTCATAATCCCATTCGCCATCATGCTCACTAGTGCCTCTTGATCTTTTTTTAACTAATCCGACACCTTGCTCCACTTTGATTGTCTTAGTGAGAGATTTTAGTACATTGCTATGAGCTTCAAGGTTAGGAAATTCAAAGATCTTTTCTTTTTCACCTCTTCGGTCTAAACCAGCATCATCACCACAGTAAGAAAACTTTTCTTTATTGTCTTTTCTTTTTATATACTTACCAGCGCTACTTTCAGTTAAGCAGTGACTATAAATATCCATAACGTCTTGTAACGAGTGATTACCATGTAATGTTTTTCCATTTTTCCAATATCTAGTCATTAGTTTGCACCTTCAATGGCCTTGGCCGCTTCTTTTTTCAAGTCATCGGTCCAGCTAAGAGTCAAAGAATTAACGATATCACTCACACTAACGCCAGAATTGACTAGCGCGTACGAATGAATAAATGCCCTTGTTGATATGATCTCGCCCGACTGTTTTTTAGTCGCGATATCCCTTAATTTCCATAAGAGCGTTTGTAGTTTAACGTCAGGACAAAGAAGCTTCTCAATTGATTTATCATAAGTAATTTCTAACATCCTGAATCGATCCAAGGTGGAAGCGTCAAGCCTTGATCTACCTGTGTAAACCATATCTCCACCTTTTCCGAAGGTATTCATTGAGCCAACAAAGACAAAAGAATCATGCTTTTTGATCCTATCTCCCGATATTGGATTAAACATCACATCGCTAGAAAGAGCGGTATTGATTGAGAGTAACAAATTTGGATCCGCTGCATCCATTTCATCGCCCAAAAATACTCCGCCTTCCCTGTATCTCTTAGAGAACTCGCCTTCAACAAAGCCTTTTGGAGTCTGACGACCAAAGAGCCACGTTTCGGACGCTCCGGCAGTAAAGCAAAGGCTTGAAAATGTCAGTCCTAAGCTTTCTGCTAATTGTCCGGCAGCAAACGTTTTACCGCATCCAGACGGACCGACTAGTAATGTGTGAATGCCTTTTTTTGCATGGATGATCATTTCTGGTAACACTTTGCAAGCCGGACTAGATAAGGTTCTTTTTTCTTTGTTAACCTCTACTTTCATAATTTTAGGAGTCCCAAAGTCTGATACCTCTTGTTTCATTTCATCGATAAGACTACGCTTCACGCAATCCACGTAAGACATAACCCTTTCAACCGACTGTGATAGTGCTATCTCGTTTTTACCTGAGAACTCACTAACTAATAAGTCGATGTCTAGGCTACCTTTGTATTTTTTTGATTTTTCTGATTCATATGTAACTGACATTGTATGTCTCCTTTTCTATGACACGGTACGATGCAGTCTATGTGCCAACAACAAAGTATGGGAGCAGTTTAGTCATAATAATCAGAGATCATAAGTAGCTGATAATAAAGGGGAAACAACTAGAGGGGAAGATCATCATGATTATAGGTTATTAACTCGGTTATTAGTGTGACAAATAACGTCACTAATGATGACAATTATGAGTCCGAGTGACAATTATGAGTCGTAGTGACAATTATTGTCATCACATCGAAGCGGCGGAGAAGAAGAAGATAACCCTAGTAGATCGACCGTAGAGTATAGAAGAGAGAAGCGAGGCCGCCGAAGAGAAGAAAGATATCCCTAGTCGAGGGACTGCAGTAGTAGAACACGAACTCATATAGCATCAGCTGTAGCTCCAGACGTAGCACTCATACCCTCTAGATGTAGCTCCAGGTGTAGCACCAATCCCTCTAGATGTAGTATCTCCCCGCTCTTACTCTCTTACAGGCCTTGAAACTCGTCTGGAAGCCATTCTACGCGCACACAACAAAGGTGGGGGGGAGGGGGCTTATGGGGAGTCTGTGAGTGTTATTCAGACACCTCCCACCACAGAGTAGAAAAACGATGAATTTGCCCAACTCCCACCACAGAGTAGCAAAACGATGAGCTTGCCTACTCTAATACAAGCCAGTAGGGGATGCAGCTAGGGATGACGCAGTTGCATGGACAATTATTGTCACCTGAATAAGGCTAAATCACAGTTTTGTAATCGAACACAAAGGCAGTAGAGGGCAAAAGGCTTGTTTCTCTGAGTACGGTAAGACAACCCTGGAAAAGCGCCTCTTTGACTAAAAGGGTAGGCTACTAGGGGGTTCTGTTTGTGGTTTCCACCAGTTAGTCTTTTTCCATTTAAGATCGGCGGCAAGACAGTCTTTGCAGAGTATTTTTAGATTAGGGAAGTTTGTGGCTTGTTTGAATTTCTTGGATCTTGGTTTAATCATAACTACATGGATCTCAACACCTGGGGCGTTTCTTTTTAGGACGGCGTTACAATCCATACAGACTCTGCCTTTTTTCTTGATAAACCGAAATCTAAGTTTACGCCACCTGGGTGTTTTGAAGAAAACCTCATCACTCATTCTGTGATATTTGGCGGCTGTCTTATGGAAACCCTTCTTTTTTAGTTTGGGCTTAAGATTTTTGATGAGTGCTTTTGCATCTCTAATTTTCTTCCTGTCAGCTTTTTGATACCCTTGTCTACATTCTTCAGAACAGAACAAGACATCGTATTTAATGAGTGACTTACATTGTTTGCACTCCCTACCTACTATTTTTCTCATAAAGAAGCTCCTTGAGTTGAAAAGGCTTATCTCAGATTAAAAAAAAAGAAAACTCTTAAATTATTAAACTGCTTTAGTTTAAAGGCAAAGCATCTACAGCACTTAAGAACGTTGGTATTAAGCTAATGATGTGATTTAAATGATTAACCGATTTCCCCCCTAGTTGAAAGAAGGCAACGAGGGTAAGAAGATTTTTATTTAACCTAGGATCCGTGTAGAAAAAAAAGACGGATTTATCCTAAAGAAGACTAATTATATATTCCCAGGGGGCGCCTCGTATCTCTACGGTTGTGCAGGCTTGGTACCTCATTCATCAAAGCAAGCCTTGTGAAAGGGCGGGGATGCGACAATCATCCTCTACAACTAGATTCTTTGGCCAGTGGTCATTTGGAGTGATCCCACTTATTAAGAGAGCATTACCTCAGGGCGCATCGTCGTCTCTTGATCCTTGCATATCTTTCTGATACGAATTTTCCACTGCGTAGTTAGCGCCATGCACGACCTAACCTATGCTACCCCAGACTTCTTGTCTGAAGGAGGAACCTAGTTCCCACACGCTCCTGATTTGCATTTGAGCTTTGCTGTACGACTCGCAGTGAGCCGCCACCTAGACAAATAAGTGATTTTAGAGGAAGCTGCAACAACAAAATGCTATTCTTCAGAAGAAACCACACAATCAGACCTCTAAAGGCTTATAAGCTAGATAAGGATTATGAAGTCAGAATACATCTTGACGATGTGAATTGTTCTTATAATTTAAAGTCCCTGAATATCGTAAGTGATCAGAAGTTAGATTTGGGTGTTACCGTAATAGATGGACAAATCCAGAGTCCAAGTAACAAGCCCCTGTAGACAAGAATACAAGGGGAGTATAAAATTAGAAGAAATTGTTACTGGAAAAGAGATTTCACTATTGATTCGGATAAATAATCGGTTTAGGGTGAAATTTGACTATATAAATAATAAATATAATATTGGGGTTTGAAAAATGAAATATGAAACTAGAACCGTTGACCTTACTGTTTCTGAAGCTGCTTACGGAGCCGCTGATCAGGTTAATGATATTAAGGTGATTTATCTTGGAAAAGCCACCACAGCGCTTTTGAAAAACATCACAATCATCGATAAACAAAAAGCTTCCCCCCAGTTGGAATTTCTTTTCTTTTCTGAGGATCCCGCTAACACCTCGGCTGACAACGCAGCACTTAGTTTCCCAGATACTTCTAAATTACTAGCAGTGGTCGCTCAAGGCACTCCAGCCTACCTAGCAACCGCGCTCTCAAGTGTGCAAACACTCACACCTAATGTTGTCTTAACTCCTGAGGGAGCCGGAGAGAACGTTTATATGCTTGTGAGAATCACATCAACAACTGACTTTACTGCCGGACAAGCAGTGAGCCTAAAACTTGGACTTGAACTAACTCATTAATATTCTTAAAAGGAGAATACAATAAATGTCAACTATTCCACACACACTAGAAGCAGATGCTAGGTTTATTGCTTTAGAAGCAGAAACTGCGGCATTAGAAAATGGAACACTACAACCAGCGGCAACAGCTAACACGGAAACGTCAACCACAAACGCCGGAGCATTAAGCACTACTAAGTTAGTCAGTCTTATTTCTAGCGCAGGAGCAGAGACAAGAACACTTGCTGCTCCAACGGCTGCTCAAGACGGTCAGATGAAGATTATTAAAATGAGTGTTGATGAGGGAACAGTCACCATAGTTGCAGCTAACATTGACGCTTACACCACTGAAGATGCTACATTTGACGACGTAAACGACTCTATGGTTCTTATCGCTTGTGGCCTTAAATGGCGTGTAATCGGTGGGAATGTCGCGATCGCCTAAGAAGTTCGCTAAGGCTAAGACAAAACAAATTCGTGAGGGCACCACAATCAAAGAAACAGTAGTTTCTAGAGAAAAGGTGCCCTTAAAGAATAATATTACTAAACGTCCTGGCTTTAGAACTGTACTCATAAAAACACTCAAAGAAGTTGAGACCATAGACCATAAGAATGTGGTGTGGAATTTCTCTGATACCGTGAGTGTGATGATCTGTAATGCTATTATTGAGGGGATGACGATAAAAGAGATTACTTCTCTACCTGGTTCCCCCCCCAGGCATATTATCTACAAGTGGTTAGAGAAATATGAAGATTTTAGAGACGATTATTACGCCGCTAAGAAGCATAGGGCTGATTATTTCCATGACAAAATCATAGAAGAAGCTGGGAAAATTACTGAAAAGAACGCTAAAGCTAAAAGAGTCCAGCTTGACGCCCTAAAATGGGCAGCTAAAGCTGGAAACCCCGAATATGGGGGTAACGATGAAAAAGGTGGCAGTAATACCCAAGTAAACATCCAGGTTATTACAGGTATTAACAGGGATTCTGATGAGAAAAAATAAACGGGTTCAAGTCACCACGGATTTTGTCCCCAGACCCCACCAGGCAGAAGTCTATAAAAACCTGAAAAGATTCAATGTTTTAGTGATGCACCGTAGATTCGGGAAGACGGTTCTTGCTGTGAACGAGTTAATCGACCGAGGACTAAACAACAAACTCTTAAATCCTAGATATGCTTACATCGCCCCCAACTATGGCCAGGCTAAAAGGGTGGCGTGGGATTACCTCAAGTATTATACGAAGAATATCCCAGGCGTGAAGATCAACGAATCAGAACTCAGAATAGACATCCAAAGAGCGGCTCAAGATTCTATTAGGATCTCTCTTTTTGGGGCAGAAGACCCAAGCACCCTCAGAGGGATTTATTTAGACGGAGTGGTCCTAGATGAGTACTCCGAGATGATGCCTAGTATCTTCTCAGAAGTCGTTAGACCAGCCCTCAGCGATAGAAAAGGCTGGGCCTTGTTCATATCAACCCCAAAAGGAATGAATCATTTCTACGAGCTTTTCATGAAAGCCCAAGACGTTCCAGATTGGTATGTGAAGCTCTATAAGGCATCAGAAACTAAAATTGTCCCAGAAGAAGAATTAAAAGCCGCTCGTATGGTCATGAGTGAAGATGAGTTTAATCAAGAGTATGAATGTTCATGGACTGCAAGCGTTTCAGGCAGCTATTACGGTAAACAAATGGCTAAGCTTGAAAATGAGAATAGGGTTGCCCCCGTTCCTTATCAGGATTCATCCCTTGTTGATACCTTTTGGGATTTAGGGATCGGAGATACAACGGCGATCTGGTTTTGCCAAAAAGTAGGGAAAGAATATCAATTTATTGACTATTATGAACAATCTGGGGCCTCGCTCGGAGACATCATGAATGATCTCGACAAGAGGGGTTATAACTATGGGGACGCTATTTTACCCCATGACGCCGCTAGCAGGGAGCTTGGAACAGGCAGATCAAGGGTAAAAACCCTGACAGAGCTTGGATTGAGAAGAATCACGGTTCTCCCAAGGCAAGGAATTGATGTTGGAATACAGGCGTCAAGATCGATCTTAAATCAGTGTTGGTTTGATGCAGTGAAATGCAAAAGAGGGGTCGAAGCACTCAAGGGTTATCAGCGTAAATGGGATAAAGAGAATAAGATATTTTCTGCCACACCCATGCATAACTGGTGTTCTCATGGTGCTGATGCCTTTAGGTACTTTGCAATGGGTGTTAAATCGACTAGAATGGATTATAATTCACTACCAAGAGAAGCTGAAAGTTATTACGACAGTCTTGGTTAATTGGGGGAACGGTTATGGGAAGCAGTGGAAATAAAAGAGAACTAGATCTTCAAAAAGACCTAGACGAGAGAGCAAGAAATAGTGTCCCCCTGGGTGATGTTCTCGGATTTGGTAATTTCTCAGATAGTGATTTTGTTAATAAGACACATCAAGACTTTTTTGGAATAGCCATGGACGTTCCAGCCGAAGCAATTCGAGGCGCTTTTGAAGCAGAAAAAATAAAACGCCAAGAGAAAATAAAAGTAGCAAAAAATGAAGAAATAGTTTCAAGACAAAAACGAGTTAGAAAACAACTCCTCACCACACCAGGCAGGAGTATAAACATACTCACATGAAAAACTCACAACACATCGCTAGGTATAATTCATTAAAAGGAAGTCGCGGTCAGTGGGAGAATCACTGGCAAGAAGTGAACGATCACATCCTACCCAGGAAGAATCAGATTCAGCAAACCACTAGAAATAAGGGCGACAAAAGAAATAACCAACTCTTTGAAAGCACAGGAGTAAACGCAAACGAATTACTAGCAGGACACCTTCACGGAACACTCACTAATCCAGCAGTCCACTTCATTGGATTATCAACTGGGTTTTTAGAGTTAGACGATATAGATGTTGTTAGAAAATGGTTACAAGAAGTCGTTAGAAGATTACACCAAGTATTAAATGCTTCTAACTTTCAAACAGAAGTACACGAATACTATTTAGATTTAGGTTCAATTGGAACCGCTTCTTTATACGCAGAGGAAGATGATGATATTGTTGTTAGATTTAATTCCCGTCCCATTCAAGAAGTTTACATTGCTGAGAACTCAAAAGGGGAAATAGACACGATTTACAGACCTTTTTGTTGGAAAGCTCATCAGATTATAGACGCCTTTGAAAAAGACATGATTCCAAGAGAAGTCATGGATGCTTTTAAGAAAGGTGATTTCGATACTGAGTTTGATATTGTTCATTGTGTTTATCCTAAAGAGAATTACAAAAAGATTAAGCCAGGCGAGTTTTATTACGATTCAAAATACATCCTCATTGAAGGCGAACACACATTAGAAGAAAAGTCTTTTTATGAAAACCCTTGGATTATTTCAAGGTGGTCTAAAACAACAGGTGAAGTTTACGGAAGATCCCCTGCGATGAATTCACTTCCTGATGTGAAGATGATTAATCGTATGATGGAAACCACAATTCAAGGAGCGCAGCTTACGATTCGTCCTCCTCTTTTAATGCCAGACGACGGCGTGGTTCTTCCTCTTAAGATGACTCCAAATGGGATTAACTATTACAGAAGTAACGGAATCTCAAACCCCCAGGGGTTAATTCAACCGCTTGTGACTAACGCAAGAATTGATTTTGGAATCCAACTCATCGAGAGAACAATCGCTAAGATCAGACAAGCTTTTTATGTAGATCAATTACAACTACAAGATGGACCAGAGATGACTGCTACCGAAGTTCTACAAAGAACCGAGGAAAAGATTAGAGTGCTAGGACCGATGTTGGGAAGACAACAGTTTGAGTTTCTAAAACCACTGATCAACAGAGTTTATGGGATTATGTATCGCAAAGGGTTAATTCCACCCATCCCTGATGTCTTAAAAGATAAAGATCTTAATTTTGATGTTCAATACACATCGCTCATTGCAAAAGCTCAAAGATCTTCAGAGGTTCAAAACGTTCTTAGAACAATTCAAACCATCGCTCCGTTTGTTCAAGTCCAACCCGAAGTCATGGATTACATTGATGGCGATGCGACATTAAAGTTTGTTGCAAAAATGTATGGACTTCCTGCTGAACTTTTGAAAGACGATAAGATAGTGAAACAAATTAGAGAGATGAGAGCTGAGGCTAATCAGAAAACTGAGCAACAAGGCGATGAAACACATAACGCCGAGTTAGCACAAAAAGCCTTACCTGCTATATCGAAAGCCAAGGAGAGCAATGCTAAGTAAGTTCCAGAAGAAAGAGCTAGCAAACATCACAGATTATAGAAACGTTTTCGGAACAAAACAGGGTAAAAGAGTGCTTTACGACTTAATGATGCACCACTTTGTAATGGGCCATACGTTTAATCCTGCAAACTCACAAGAGACAGCTTTTAACGAGGGTCAGAGAAATGTCGTACTTAGACTTATGGCAAAACTTAAAATAGATCCAAAATTATTACTTGAAACCTATGAACAAGGAGAAAAAGAACATGACAACGACAGAGAATACTAGTACTAATGAAACTTCACCTGTGGTGGCTCCTGAAGCTCCGGAAGTCACTCCTGTGGAAACATCCACTTCGGAGGGGAGTTGGTTTGACTCTCTCCCCTCTGATCTAAAAGAATCAGCATCATTAAAGAAATACGCATCAGTTGATCAATTAGCTAAGGCTTATGTAAACGCCGAGAAAGCAATTGGAAAAGATAAGATCATAGTACCTGACAAGCACGCTACGGATGAGGACTATCAAAAGATTTATCAAAAACTAGGTCTTCCTGAGAAATTAGAAGAGTATGACGTTAAGTTCGCAGAAGGCGCTGACGAGAACTTCTCTAAGGGATTCAAAGAGGTCGCTCATAAGATGGGTGTTCTTCCAAAACAAGCTCAAAAGATTGTCGATTGGTATAACGAATCAGCTAACGCAACACTAGAAGATCAGAATAAGAGATCAATTCAGGCTACTAATGAGTCTGTGAACGCTCTCAAGCAAGAGTTAGGTGCCTCATACGACCAGGAGATAGGAAAAGCCAGAGCTGTGATTAAGAAATTCGGCGGGGAGGATTTTACTAATCTTCTTAATGAAGCCAAAATAGGCGATACTCCGCTATCAAGTCATCCTGCAATGGTCAAGTTTGCAAGAGCCATCGCTGATCAGACCCTCACAGAAGGTCAATTCAAGGGTGAGAGTTACTATGATAACCAGCTAAGCCCTGAGAAGGCCTCTGCTAAGGCTATGGGGATCATCCAAAACATGAATCACCCGTATCATGACAAGAATCACCCTTCTCATAGAGCAGCAGTTGATGAGGTACAGGAACTCCTGACTATTTCGAGTTGACAAATATTGTCACCTCCCTCAAAATCATAATCACGGACACTCGTATTTGATACGACCCTACAGGGGGACTGGGACACTCTTTTTCACAAAAAGACCCTTTTTTTATAGCCCACTGACTTTCCAAATCACGGATCTCGAATGGTTTCGGGGCACTCCTTAAGGCTATAATTTTTTAAATAAAAACAAGGAGATAGACTATGTCTAGTCAAGTAAATGTGGCTTTCGTTAAGCAGTTCAGTGCTAACGTCTTCCACCTATCACAACAAAAAGGTTCACGTCTTGCTGGTGCAGTTCGTAGGGAAATGCAAAAAGGTGAGACTCAATTCTTCGAAAGAATCGGTGTAGCGACTGCGATTAAGAAAACATCGCGTCACATGGACACACCTCAAATCGACACTCCGCACTCTCGTAGAGCGGTATCGTTAGAGGATTATGTTTATGCTGATCTTATTGATTCTGCCGATCTTGAGAAAATGCTTATTGATCCAACTTCGCCATACGTTGTTGCTGCAATGAACGCTCTAGGGCGCTCAAAGGATGATGAAATCATCGCTGCTGCATCAGGTATTGCTTACGGCGGGTCAGATGGTACAACTCAAACTGCACTTGGAAATTCTCAGAAGATTGCTTCTGTTGCTTCAGGCTCAGGAGCTAACCTAAACGTTCAAGCCCTTCGTAGAGCGGCTAGAGTTTTGGATGCTTCTGATGTTGATCCATCAATCCCTCGTTACTGTGCATTTAATGCATTAGCTAAAGAGAACTTATTGTCTCAAACTGAAGTTACTTCAGGCGATTACAACACTGTAAGAGCCCTAGTAAACGGTGAGATCAATACGTTTATGGGATTCAAATTCATCCACACTGAGAGACTTTTATCTCAAAGTGGGGCACTAGCTTTCGACCAAACATCAGGTGCGGTTGGATCAGGTAGTGGGGATGCTGACACTTACAAAAAAGTAATTTGTTGGGCAGAAGATGGCATTGTTCTTTCTACTGGCATGGAAGCCAGATCTCGCGTAGGCGAGAGAGCAGACAAAAACTATTCAAATCAGATTTATGCTGAAATGGGTATTGGCGCTGTTCGTATGGAAGAAGCAAAAGTTGTTGAAATTCTGTGTGCACAATAATTAAAGGAGAAATGAAAAATGGCTGATAAATATTCAATTGGTTACAAGGCCCGTTACATTACTAAACCTCCTTCCATGCAAGACCCAGGGGACAGTTCAGGAAAAGTCCGTTGGTTATATGCAAAGTATGATCTCGGTGTTGACGGTAGTGTTTTAGCTACTGCTGATACTGTTTATCTTACTAAGCTCCCTAAAGGAGCCAGAGTTTTAGACGGCTGGCTTAAACATGGGGATCTTGGAACGACTGGTACTGTAGACATCGGATGGCAAGCAAGCTCTGACGGTGTTGAAACGGCTGATTCAGATGGACTCTTTGCTGCTGTTGACATGAAAACTGCTGCTGACGCTCTTGTTGGACTTAACGAGGTGGCTTCGCCCCCTGCTATGTTCAAGAAGTTCGAAGCAGAAGTTAACGTTGTCGCAGTTGCTTC